TGCGTTGGAAGGTACACACATACAAACTACAAAAACCCAAATGAAAAACCCTAAATACAAAGCTCTAGTAATGGTTGATGATATGACTAATTCAGTAATAGTTATGTTCAATGGATTTGAAGATTACGAAGATGCTTGGTGCTTTAGCCAACACATTACAGAAGAACTAGAACTAGATAAGATACCAGTTGCTAAACCCATGACTGTCCATTAAGGATAGGGGGGTTTTATTTAAAAATGCCAGTATTTGAGATTCCATACAAGCCAAGAGAATTGCAAAAATTTTTGCATGATAAAATCTCTAAGCACCGATTCTCCGTATTGGTCTTGCACCGAAGAGCTGGTAAGACTGTGATGTGTATTAATCACATGATTAGAGATGCGATGTACACCAAGAAGCCAAATTCTAGGTACGCATTTATATCTCCAACTTTTAAACAAGGTAAGGCAACAGCTTGGGATTACATCAAAACCTTTGGTGGTAAAATTCCAGGAGTAAAGTTTAACGAATCAGAATTAAGAGCTGACTTTCCAAATGGAGCAAGGATTACAATTCTTGGCGCTGAGAATGACCAAGCTCTAAGAGGTATATTTTTAGACGGTTGTATTTTAGATGAAACACAAAGTATTGCCCCAAATCTATTTCCTGAAATCATAAGACCATCTTTGGCAGATAGGAAAGGATGGTGCGTTTTTATTGGAACGCCAAAAGGTAAAAATTATTTTTTTGAATTATACCAATACGCCCAAAAGACAGAAGGTTGGTATTCATCATTACACAAAGCATCTGAAACAAAGATACTAGACGATGATGAATTAAAGGCAGCAAAGTCAATCATGTCAGATGACTTGTTTGACCAAGAGTTTGAGTGTTCTTTTCAAGCAGCAATAACAGGTTCTTATTACGGATCTATTATTGAGGATGCCGAAAAGAATGGTAGGGTTATAGATAATTTATACGACAAAGAATTACCGGTTGAAACATGGTGGGATTTAGGAATGAATGATTCTACTGTTATTTGGTTTGCCCAAAGACACAAAGGCGAAATAAGATTAATAGATTTTTACGAAAACGCAGGCGAAGGATTAGACCACTACGCAAATATTATTGATAACAAAGGTTATAAGTATTCAAGACATATTGCTCCACATGATATTAAGGTTAGAGAATTAGGAGCTTATGGTAAATCAAGGTTGGAAACTGCATTAGAATTAGGTATAGCATTTGAGGTTGCGCCTAAACTATCTTTAGAAGATGGGATTGAAGCAGTAAGAAAAGCTCTACCTAACTGTTGGTTTGACAAAAACAAATGCCATTATGGTATGGAATGTTTAAAGTCATATCAGAAAAAATGGGACGACTTAAACCAATGTTTTAGGAATAGACCCATACACAATTTTGCAAGTCATGCCGCCGATGCTTTAAGAACAGGAATAGTTGGCTACGGAATTGAGATGACAAATTGGAAAAAAAAGATAGAAGTAAATACGAACTATATTGTTTAATATGAAATCAACTAAAGACAGAGACCCAAGCTCTTATATTGAAGTTCAAGATGAGCTAAAAGATTTCTTAAGTGAGAGAGAAAAAAAATTAATTGAAGAAGGATTATACCCTGAACCTAAAGAATTATATTTTAGAGATATACCTATAGGCGAAAAAGGTGGAGATTTAGTTTTAAATAATAAAAATAAATCAGAGTTCTTTTCTAAATATTTTAAGTCAATAAATTAATATGGCAAAATTAACAGATACAGAAATAAAGAATATTATCAGTACAGAAATAAATTCATCATTAGGTTATTTGGGTGGACAATTATCTGAACAAAGAAAAAAATCTGTTGAATATTATTTAGGAGAAAAACTAGGTACTGAAATAGATGGTCGTTCTCAAGTTGTATCTACTGACGTTGCTGACACTATTGAAACTATACTTCCAAATCTTCTTAGAATTTTTACAGCATCAGATAGAACTGTTGTTTGCGAACCAGTCAAAGCAGAAGATGTTGCTCTTGCTGACCAAGCTACAAATTATATTAATTATATTTTTAATAAAGATAATCCAGGTTTTACAATTTTATATAGTTGGTTCAAAGATGCGCTTTTAGAAAAGAATGGTATTGTCAAAGTTTATTGGGATGAAAGCAAAAAATATGAACATGAAACATATCAAGATCTAAATGAAGATTCTTACCAATCTATTATTAATGATGAAAACGTTGAGGTTATAGAACACTCAGAAGAAGAAGATGAGTCTCAAGACGAACAAATTAAAGCATTAGAAGCAATAGCAGCTCAACAAGGTCAAATATTAAATTTACCAAGACCAAAGAAACATAACCTTAGAATAAGAAGAAGTTCTGACGAAGGTAGAGTTAAAATTGAAAACGTACCACCAGAAGAATTTTTAATACAAAGAAATGCTAAGACAATACAAGATTCAAATTTTGTAGCGCATAGAACTACTAAGACAAGAACTGAATTAATTCAAATGGGTTATGATAAAGACATCATAGCTACATTACCACACTCACAAGAAATTATTTTTAACTCTGAAAAATTAACTAGATATTCTGATATAGACGAATATCCATTTACATCTTCTCCAGATTCTTCAACAGATGCAATTGACGTTTTTGAATGTTATGTAAGATTAGATTTTGATGGAGATGGTCTTGCAGAATTAAGAAAGATTACAGTTGTTGGAGATACTTCTGATGCAATATTAGATAACGTTGAAGTTGATTCAATTCCTTTTTGTTCATTAACTCCAATACCAATGCCACACAGATTTTATGGCAGATCAGTTTCAGAATTAGTACAAGATATTCAATTAATTAAATCTACAGTTTTAAGACAGTTGTTAGACAACATGTATCTAACAAATAATAATCGTATTGCGATTATGGATGGAATGGTAAATCTTGATGATTTATTAACTGCCAGACCAGGTGGAGTTGTAAGAACAAAACAACCGCCGTCTCAAGTTATGTTGCCAATGCAGAACCAAACAATTTCTGCTCAAGCATTTCCATTACTTGAATACTTAGACACAGTTAGAGAAACAAGAACTGGTGTTACAAGATACGCACAAGGATTAGACGCTGATAGTTTAAATAAAACTGCAACAGGAATTAATACTCTAATGACGCAAACACAAATGCGTATGGAGTTGATTGCTAGAATATTTGCTGAGACTGGTGTTAAAGAATTATTTGAAAAGATTTTTGAATTAACAGTTAAATACCAAGAAGTAGAAAGATTAGTACAATTAAATAATGTATTTATTCCAGTAAGACCAACTGAATGGAAAGATAAATATAATATTAATATTGTAGTTGGATTAGGTTCTGGTTCTAAAGAACAACAATTAGTTATTTTAAACAGTATTCTTGAAAAACAATTACAAGCATTTACTTTGCAAGGTAATAAAGAATATCCAATGGTAACGTTAAAGAATATTTATAATACGTTATCTAAAATGATTGAAAATGCTGGTCTTAAAAACACAGAGAATTACTTTGTTAACCCAGATGTGGGTATGCAGTATGTTCAACCACCGCAACCACCTGCTTTAACGCCTATTGAAAAGATTGAATTCACTAGAATAGATAGTGAAAACAAGAGAAAACAAGCTGACTTAGAATTACAATTTAAAGAATTACAACTAGATAGTTCAAAAATGCAGCTTGACTTTCAAACAAAAATGAAAGAATTAGAGTTAAAGTATAATACACAGATTGACGTTGCAAAATTACAAGGAGAAGTTAATTTAACAAAAGCTAGATTAAATAATGCTTCTAAAAATTTAACAGCAGCTCAAAAAGCAACACAAGAATTTGGACAACAGGTACAGGAATTAAATGCAACAACAGGATCAGGCGAAACTCCAATCGGAAGTTAGTAGATCGGAAAAAGCAAAGTTGGTTTTACAAGAACCAATATTTGTAGAAGCAATTGAAACTTTAAAGAAATTATATTCTCAAAGTTTATTAAACACAGGTGTTAATGAACAAGATGCTAGAGAAAAATTATGGCTAGCATTTCAGATAGTTCAAAAAGTTGAACATCATTTTATTGAGATTATGGAAACTGGAAAACTTGCTAAAAAACAATTAGAAGATTTCAGAGCATCCATAGAGAAAAAAGAATTCTAATAATAAAAATTAGGATAGGTCAACCGCTTTATAGCGGAACTTCAACTAAAAGGAGACAATATGTCAGAGTTAAAAGCCAACCCTGTTAAGGGAGCTGCGTCTGATTTGCAGATAGCTGCGAAATCAATTACAGGATTGCTTAATCCGCAAACTGGAAAGATTAACGAAAAAAAAGCTGAGGTTGTAAAACCAGAAGCTAGAAATGAATTTGAGCAAGAAGCTCCAGTTCAAAAACAAGAACAAGTCGTTTCTGAAGAACCAATAAACCAGGAATCTGAATCAGATCAACCTGAGGTTACAGATGAAACGCAAACAGAAACAGAACAAGAGACTAGTGATGTTTCTGAAACTGACGTATCTCAAGAACAAACAGAAGATATTCAGAAAGAACCTGATTCCACCTTTACTGTAAAAGTAGCAGGTCAAGAATTAAAGGTTACCTTAGATGAATTAAAAAAAGGTTATTCCAGAGATGCTGACTACCGTAGAAAGACAGAAGAATTATCTTTTGAAAAAAAGCAATTCCAGTCTGAAACGGAGCAACAAAGGCAAGACTATTCCAAACGTATTACGGAATTAAATCAAATACTTGCTTTTACACAACAGCAATTAAATTCAGAAATCAACAATGTTGATCTGAATAAATTGTATGAAGAAGATCCTGTTGAAGCTACAAAAGTAGAACGTCAAATTCGCCTTAAAAAAGAGAAGATGATGGAAGCTGCTAATAAGCTACAACAAGAACAACAAAGACAACTAAGCAGTTATGTACAAGAGCAGCAAAGAATCTTGGCAGAAAAAATGCCAGAATTTAATGATGCTCAAAAAGCTAGTACAACTAAAAACAATTTAAGAAATTTTTTAAATTCTTATGGATTTAAAGATGCTGAGATTGGACAAATCTATGACCATAGAATTGTTATGTTAGTTAATGATGCTTTAAAGTATCGTAATGTTAAGAATGTCAAACCTGTTTCAGCTGCGCAAGCATCTAAGCCAGGTAAGTTTTTATCTTCAGGTGTGAAAAAAGACAGTAATGATATGAACTTCCAAAGACGTAAGGAAAAGTTAGGTCGTCTCAAAAAGACAGGCAATGTCAAAGATGCCGCAAGTATCTTTTATGACATTATAACTAACAAAAAATAAAAGGAAAAAAAATGGCTATAGTATCAGGCACATTTACAAAGTACGATGCGATTGGACTTAGAGAAGATCTTTCAGATATTATCTATAACATATCGCCTACAGACACTCCTTTCATGTCTAGCATACCGCAAAGTAAAGCGACTGCTGTAACTCATGAATGGCAATTAGACTCATTAGCAGCAGCTAGTGGATCAAACGCACAAGTAGAAGGAAATGAAGTAACATTTTCTACTCCTACTGCGACTACAAGAAAATCTAACGTTACTCAAATTTCAACTAAATCAGTTGTTATTTCTGGAACATTAGAAGCAGTTAATAAAGCCGGAAGAAATTCTGAGCTTGCATACCAAATCTCTAAAGCATCAAAAGAGCTTAAGAGAGATATGGAAACATCACTTCTAGCTAATACAACTGTAGCAGCTGGAAATACATCAACAGCTAGAACTTTAGCTGGGATTGTTTCTTGGTTAAAAACAAACGAAAGCACTTCAGGAACTGCTCCTTCAACTTCTGGTACAGCTACTAGAACTGATGGAACTCAAAGAGCTTTCACAGAGGATCAACTAAAATCTGTTATCAAACAAGTGTGGGATAATGGTGGCGACCCTTCAATGGTTATGGTTGGTTCTTTCAACAAACAGAAACTTTCTGGATTTACAGGTGGATCTACAAGATTTGACCCAGCTGAAAATAAAAGATTAGTTGCTGCAGTTGATGTTTATGAATCTGATTTTGGTGCTTTACAAGTAACACCAAACAGATTTCAAAGAACTAGAGATGCTTTAATTATCACTCCAGATCTTTTTGCTGTATCTTACCTAAGAGATTTCTCTTTAGAAGATCTTGCAAAAACTGGTGATGCTATGAAGCAATTCTTAGTTGCTGAATATACTCTTGAATCAAGAAACGAAGCTGGTTCAGGAATTGTTGCAGACTTAACAACATCATAATATAATACTTATGGGGGGGAATAGTCTCCCCCATGAACAAACAATTTTGTTTGGTCTTTGAAGTCTTAAAGGCGGAACGAAGCAAACATAGGAAAAAAAATGCGAACACTAAATGACTACTTTTTAACAGTACAACTAACAGACGTTTCAGCTGCTAGTTCTGTTAACGTTGCAGTACCTGATGATGGAAATATTATTAAAATTATTTCTGTATTAGGTGGTGCAATAACTACTGCAGATTCTGCTGTGATAACAAAAATAAATGGAACTACTGTTACAGGTGGTGGATTTACAGTTGCTTATACAAGTTCAGCTGCAGGAGATATTGATACAGCTACACCAACAGCTTTAAACTCTGTCAAAGAAGGTGATTATATCACTATTACTTCTGATGGTGGATCTAGCACAACTCAACCAATTACTGTTACATTAGTAATTAGAAGATAATTATAGTGGGGGTAGCAATATCCCCATTTAACTACGGAGAAACAAATGGTTAAAAAAAGAAAACAATTAAGTTTAGATGATAAAATTGATAGTATCATTGATCTCTTAGAAGATTTAAGATACGAACAATCAAACAAGGAGTGTGAAAATTGTCAAGACGATGACGATGATGACACAAATATTAATGATGAAGATGAGGAGAACGAATAATGTCAGGTAATAGCACAGATCCAGCTTTTGCAGTAGTATCAAATGAAAACGTAGCATATACAGCAACCGCCGCTGCTAGCGCTGCATTTGGTGCAGGAATAAACCATATAAGATTATCAGCTACAACAGCTTGTTTTTATAAAATAGCAGGTACACCAGTTGCAACATCTAGTGATACATATTTGCCAGCTAACGTAATTGAGATTATCAGAGTAAATCCAGGTCAGAAAATTTCTTTCATAAGAAGTGCTACTGATGGAACTGCTTCTGTTAGTCAAATGTCTAAATAGTTTAAATAATATTTAAACAAGTTAGACTATGAATAAGATAGTTGAGAAGGAAGGATTAGTAACTACTACCTATCACTCAGATGATAAGGGAATAGTTATTGAAAAAAATTTAGATTATAAACCAATAGTAGAGCATAATAAAAAATTATATACTCATAACTCTGGTTATTCTAAATCAAGAGATTTAAAAAGAATTGCTTCAGTTCCAACACTTGTTTTAGAAATTTGGGCAAAAGAATACAATGGAAGTAATAATTGGTTTGCATTGCCAAAAGATGTTCAAAATAAAATAATGAAAAAAAAATTAAACAGTTCTGAATTTTTACTTTTTAGAACAGCACCAGGTAGATTATAATGGCACTCTCAACATACACAGAATTAAAATCAACAATTGCTAATTGGTTAAACAGATCAGATTTAACTTCAGAAATAGCTGAGGATTTTATTGTTCTTGCCGAAGCTGACTTTAATTCTAAATTAAGAATACGTCAGATGCATAGTCAAACAACAATTACAATTGATTCAGAAACAGAAAACACACCAACAGGATTTTTACAAGTAAGAGATTTTTACATATTAAGTAACAACGATAAGTATGCAATGAATTATCTGAGTCCAGCTCAAATGGATTCTATAAAAGGAACATCTATGTCAGGGCTTCCGGTAGCATATACTATACTAGGATCAACATTTAGGTTTGCACCAAGACCAGCAGATTCATATTCTGGTATATTAAATTTTTATAAAAAGTTTGATGCTTTATCAGCAACTAATACTTCAAATTATATTTTAACAGATCATCCATCTATTTATTTGTATGGAAGTTTATTTCATGCAAGTAATTTTCTTGGTGGTATTGACCCTAATCAATCTCAACAATGGTCGCAAATGTATCAAGCCGCTTTAGAAAGAGCTGAATTAAATGATAGAGAAGATCAGTTTTCAGGATCTCCATTACAAATTAGATCTGATGTAACCGTATCATCTCCATTTAATAGAAGATTTGTTACAACAGTAAGTGAATAATTAATATGCAATTACCTTTTGGTGAATGGTTACCAGATCAACCTGAACACTTGAATCCAGGAGCAAACGTTGCTAAGAATGTTTATTATGCTTTGCAAGGTTATAAACCATTTAAAAGTTTGGTCTCTTACAGTTCTAATGCAATGGCAGCGGATGCTAGGGGAGCTGGGTCATTCAGAGATAATGCTAATACTGTTTATAATTTTGTTGCAACTAACACTAATATTTATCAATTAGACGGTGGAACATTTACTTCAAGAAAAAGTTCTTTAACTGGAACTAGTACAGATTTTTTTACATTCACACAATTTGGAAATTATATTATAGCAAGCAACGGAGTGGATGCTCCTCAATATTATTTAATGGGAACATCTACAAACTTTGCAAATTTATCAGCTATTGCTACAGATGGAAGTCCACCATTATTTAGAGTATCAGGAGTTATTAGAGATTTTTTAGTTACAGGAAATATATCTGGCGCAACAAATAGAATTCAATGGTCTGGAATAAATGATATTTCAACTTGGACAGAGGGTTCAAAGTCTGCAGACTATCAAGATTTACCAGGATCAGGTGGAAGAGTTGTTGGAATTACATCAGGAGAAATTGGTTATGTATTTAGACAAAACCAAATTATTCGTATGGACTATGTAGGTGGAGCAACTGTATTTAGATTATCAGTTATCTCTCCAAACAGAGGTGCAGTTTATGGAAAAACTATTTGTCAAGATAATAGAAGAGTATTCTTTTATGCTGATGATGGATTTTATCAAATAGATGGAGATAACGTAATAGCAATTGGTGCTGAAAAAGTTAATAGATTTTTTGAAGGTAATTTAAATAAAGCATTTACAGATAGAATAGTTGCAGCTGTTGATCCATTTAATCAACTAGCAATGTGGTTATATCCATCAGCTAGTAACACTTCAAACACAACAGGTATTTGTGATAAAATTTTAATTTATAATTATGCAACTCAAAAATGGTCTTTAGCAGAAGCTAGTGCTAGCCAAATATTTTCACAATTTGTTGGAGCTTATACTGTTGAATTAATGGATATTATATCTCAAAACTTAGAAGATATTAATATTGCATTAGACTCAGATTTCTGGTCTGGTGGACAGTTGTATTTAGGCGGTATCACTAATGATTATAAAGCAGCAATATTTTCTGGTAATCAATTAGAAGCAGAAATTGAAACATCAGAGCAAGAAGTATTTCCAGGTGTAAGAGCCAACATTACTGGAATAAGACCCATTGTAGATGCAACAGCAACAGTTACAGTTAAAACAAGAGAACGTCTTGCAGATACAGAAACAGAATCTTCAAGTTCTACTATGACAAATAGTGGTATTAATCCTGTAAGACAATCAGGAAGATATATTAGAGCTAATGTTAAGATAGCATCTGGAACAAATTGGAATCATGCTCAAGGTATAGATCTTGTAGCAAGTAGAGCAGGATATAGATAATGGTAGAAGTTGTTGAAAAAGATATAGATAATGTTAGATATTCATTTGAGACGCAAGAATATTTTCAAAGACAACTTGAAGAAGCGGTAAATACATATATAAACAAATTCAATACAGAAAACGATAAAGTTTTCTCATGGTTCATAGGAGATTAATATGGCAGGAATAAAAGATTACAGCACAACAGCGGCAAATAATACTACAATAGGAAGTATTAGTACAGCAGAAGGAATGTTACCTTCTAATATTAATAATGCTTTTAGAGGATTAGCTGCAGAAATTAGAGAATGGTATAACGATTCTCAATGGGTTATTTATGGAGATGGTGATGGTTCATTTACTATTACTTATGCTTCAGCAACTTCGTTCACAGTATCAGGTGTAGATGTTACAAGTTTTTATCATGTAGGTCGTAGAGTAAAAGCAATAGCTACAACTCCAGGAACTATTTATGGAACAATAAGTGCAACTACATTTTCAACTAATACAACTGTAACAGTAACATGGGATAGCGGTTCATTAGCTAATGAAGCAGTAAGTATTTATGTCGCAGTTTTATCTAAAACAAATGATTCAATACCAGAACTAGTAATTACAAATGCTAAAGTCGCAACAGCAGCTGCAATTGACGCAACTAAAATTGGCGGTGGTTTAGTATCTAATTCAGAATTTGCATTTCTTGACGGAGTTACATCTGCAATACAAACACAATTAAATGCTAAACAAGCTACAATAACAGGAGCTGCTACAACTGTAGTAACATCTGATTTAACTGCTAGTAGAGCTGCTATATCCAATTCATCTGGAAAGATTGCTGTATCAACAGTAACAGATACTGAACTAGGTTATGTATCTGGAGTAACAAGTGCTATTCAAACGCAACTTGGAACTAAACTTACAGCTTCAAGTAATTTATCTGATGTATCATCTGCATCTACTGCTAGAACTAATTTAGGTTTAGCTATTGGTACAAACGTACAAGCATACGATGCTGAACTTGCAGCGATTGCAGGATTAACTTCTGCTGCTGATAAAGGTATTCAATTTACAGGATCAGGAACAGCTGCAGTATTTGATTTAACAACTGCTGGTAAAGCATTAATTGATGATGCTAGTGCTTCTGCTCAAAGAACAACATTAGGATTAGGAACTATAGCAACTCAAAATGCTAACAACGTAGCTTTAACTGGCGGAACAATTACAGGATTAGGTGATCCTTCATCTTCTTCTGAAGCTGCTACTAAAAACTATGTTGATAATTTAGTTACTGGACTTAGAACAAGAGTTATTGCAAGAGTTGCATCTACTGCAAATGTTGTTATTGCTTCAGGATTAGAAAATGGTGATGTTATAGATGGTGTTACTTTAGCAACAGGAAATAGAGTTTTATTAAAAGATCAAACTACTACTTCTCAAAATGGTTTATATACTGTTGTTGCTTCAGGTACAGCTTCAAGAGATACAGAATTTGATATAATATCAGAAATAGCTGGACAGTTAATTTTAATATCTGAAGGTACAACAAATGCTGATACAATGTATTTATGTACTACAGACACAAGTGCTACACTTGGTTCTAGTGCAATTACATATACACAAGTATTCCCAAGTTCAGGTGGTACAGTAACTTCAGTAGCAGTAGCTGATTCAGGATCTTCAGAATTTACAGTAACAGGAAGTCCAATAACTTCTTCTGGTACAATATCACTTGCAGTTAATTCAATAGCTGCAACTAAGATTGGAACAGGTGTTGTAAGTAATACGGAGTTTGGTTATTTAGATGGTGTAACATCTAGTATTCAAACACAATTAACAAGCAAACCAAGTGCAGGGTTCGTTATTGCCATGTCAATAGCGCTGTAGGTATTGCTTTATAAAACAAATTAATATATAGGAAAATAATATGGCACAAGATTTCACAAGATATAAAGCTAGACTAACTGGAACATCAGCAGCTACTTTATTTACAGCAAATTCAAACGATACAATAGTTGGTATATCAGTTGCCAATGTAACTGGTTCTGCAGTTAATGCTTCAGTATTTATTAATGATGGTACTAACGATTTTTATTTAGTAAAAAATGCACCTATCCCTTCAGGTTCAGCATTACAAGTTCTTGATGGTGGTGCTAAAGTTGTAGTTCAGTCTGGAGATATTTTAAAAGTTGTATCAGATACAGCTTCATCTTTAGATACTTGGGTTTCAACTGTTGATGCAATATCATAACAGAAAGTAATTATGCCTTTCATAGGAAATAAACCTTCTGCAGTACCTTTAACTTCTGCGGATATAGCTGATAGCATTATAACATCTGCAAAGATTGTAGATGGTACTATTGTTAATGCTGACATTAATGCAAGTGCCGCTATTGTATCTACTAAGTTATCTGGTGTTGGTGCAACTGCTGGACAAGTTATTCAAGTTGTAAGTGCTACTGACACAACATCAAGATCAACATCATCAACTTCTTTTGTAACAGCTTCAAATACTTTATCTGTAACAATAACTCCTGCGTCTGCATCAAATAAAATTTTAATATTAACTAATGTTGTTGGTAGAGGAGCTCCAGCTGTTGGAAATATTTTTTTAACAATTTATAAAGATTCAACAAATTTAGGAAATGGAAATGCTGGTTTTGGTACTGACTATAATGGAGAAATTACATTTATGTCTGGTGCATATTTAGATTCTCCTGCAACTACTTCGGCTACAACTTATCAAGTATATTTTAGAATGGGTGGTGGAACTGGTACTATTGGTCAAGGTTCAATGAATACAATAACTTGTTTAGAAATTAAAGGTTAATTATGAAAATAAATATTATAAATACAATACTAGTAATTAATCCAAATGCAGTAGTATCTGTATCAGATGATGATGTTAATAGAATAGAGTGGTTAGAAAACACTCCAGTAATTGCTAACAACATTATCCTAGCTAAACAAACAGAATTACAAACTGCAGAAGATAATAGAATTGAACAAGAAAAAGCTAACAAACAATCAGCACTAAACAAACTTAAAGCATTAGGTTTGAATGATGCTGAGATTAAAAGTATAATAGGATAATATGCCACTAACAAAAATACAATCACTAGGAATAACTGATGGCACAATAGTTAATGCCGATATTAATGCTAGTGCTGGTATTACATCTGCTAAACTAGATGATTTGGCAAATCCATTTGGTAAAGAATTACTTCATGTAAGAGATGAAAAGGCTAGTGGAACAGCTGGTGGAACATTTACTTCTGGTGCTTGGCAGACAAGAACATTAAATACTTCTTTAACAAATGAAATATCTGGTGCTTCATTATCATCAAATCAAATTATATTACCAAGTGGAACTTATTATATAGATGCTATTGCAGAAGTTTATACTGGTGAAAATCATAAATTAAAATTAAGAAATATAACAGATAGTTCTGATGTTTTAATTGGTTCATCAAATTATTCTTCTGGTTCTGGTTTTGTAGCAGGTAATTCAAGAGTAATAGGAAGATTTACAATATCATCACAAAAAACTTTTGAACTTCAACATAGATGTAGTGCAACTGTTTCTGGTAATGGTTTTGGAGCTTCTTGCAGTTTTTCAGTTGTAGAAGTTTATGCAGACGTAAAAATATGGAAAGTAACTTAATATGAAATACGCATTAATAGTAGATAACAAAGTTGTTCAAATATCTTATCAATTAGTAGAAGGATATATTGAAGTAGATGATAATGTATTTGCCGACATGATTAAAAAATCAAATGGTACATTTGATTATTCAGATGAGTTTAAAAAAGAACATCAAGAACTAATTACAGAATATAATTCTAAACAATACCAAAGAGATAGAGCCAAAGACTATCCATCAATACAAGAGCAATTAGATATGCAGTATTGGGATAAGATTAATGGAACTAATAAATGGCAACAAGCCATCAACGCAGTTAAACAGAAATATCCAAAATAATTTATGTTTATTGAAAACAAATATAAAGTTTGGCATGATAAGATAATTGCTAAAGCTAAGAACAGAACATTAGAAGGATATAAAGAAGTTCACCATATCATTCCTAAAAGCTGTGGTGGTTCAAATGATAAAGATAATATTGTTAATCTTACTGCAAGAGAACATTATATAATTCATTTATTGTTACCTTATTGTACTTCAGGTAATGCTAAGCATAAGATGCTAAATGCTTTTATATTTATGACATCTAAGTCTAGGTTCTGCAAAAGAGATTATAAGATTCATTCAAGAGTATATCAAAAATTAAGAAGTGAATTTGCTGCATCATTAAAAGGTAGAAGATTAACTCCTGAGTGGAAAGCAAAAATATCTAAAACATTAACAGGAACTAAATTACCAGAATCAACTAGAAAAAAAATTAGCTTAGCAAATATGGGTAGAAAGATGAGTGAAAAATCTAAAGCAATATTTGTTATATTAAATAAAGGTAATAAATATAATCTTGGTAAAAAAGCATCATTAGAAACTAAAAGAAAACAATCTATTGCACATACTGGCAAAAAACTTTCAAACGAAACTAAAGCAAAGATTAAATATGCTAGACAGTTTCAAGTTTGCTCAGATGCACAAAGAAAAAATTATAGTATTACTTACTCAAATTTAATTTGGATTAACAAAGATAATACTTCTAAAAGAATTAAAAAAGAATTAAAACAAGAGTATTTGAATAATGGATATAAACTTGGTAGAGATATGTCGCACATGAATAAAGAAATGAGGGTTGCATAGTTGGCTTACGTTGGACGCACACCTATTGTTGGGAATTTTGTAAAGCTAGATGCTATAGTTACATCCGCTACAGCTACATACAATTTATTAAATGGTGGAGTTGCGTATTTTCCACAAACTGCAAACAACTGTATCGTATCTTTAAATGGTGTTATTCAATCGCCAACTTCAGCTTATACAATATCAGGTTCAACAATAGTATTCTCAGATGCTTTAACTTCATCTGACACAATAGATTTCATTTTAGTATTAGGTGATGTACTTGCAATAGGTACTCCTAGCGATGGTACAGTAAGTTTTGCAAAAGTAACTTCTAATTTAATAACTGGTGCTACAGCAGAAACTTCTATTGCTGGTGGCGATAGTGTTTTAATTTATGACGATAGTGCTGCAGCATTAAGAAAAATGACTAGAACTAATTTTGTTGCAGGTGTAGGTGGTGATAATACTCCATCTTTTAGAGCAAGTCGCAGTACAACTCAGTCATTACCTGATACTACATATACTAAAGTACAATTAAATACTGAAGATTGGGACACTAATAGTAACTACGATCCAACAACTAATTATCGTTTTACTCCAACCACTTCTGGTAAATATTTTTTTACAGCAAATGTTTCTATGGGTGGTGATACAGCTAATTTATTACAGTTTGTTGTTGCTATTAGAAAAAATGGAACAAATACAATTACTTCTGATACAGATCGTAGAACAGTAGGCACAGGTTATAATGCAACAGAAGTAGTTTCTGGTGCTATTACAGCAAATGGTTCTACAGATTATTTTGAAGTATTTGTTTATAGAAATGCTGGTGGAACAGTAACTATAAATGGTGCATATTTTGAAGCATTTAAATTAATAGGAGTATAAATGATTACAACTAAAATAAAACTATACGCAAATAAAGAAGTAGATTTTTCTAAAGATGTAAAATTACAAGACAACTCAGATGGTAATGGAGTATTTATAGCTGAATGGAATCTTGATATTCCTAAACCTACATTAGCACAATTAGATGCTTTTGAAATACAAGCTAATGAAATTGAAAGACTAAACTTAGTTAAAGCAAATAGAGCAAATGAATATCCTGACTTTAAAGAATACCTAGATGGTATTGTTAAAGGTGATGATGCTCAAATACAAAAGTACATTAACGATTGTCTAGCAGTAAAAGCTAAATATCCTAAGAATTAATACCTAAGGAATAATATGATACCTTACACTAACGAAGAACTAGAATTTATTAACAAACCAATATAAGGAGAACACTATGTTTAATTTTAATCCGTTTAAAATTCCTTCTTATAAAGAAGTTAAAGAATCAACTGAGAAGTTATATGCTGATTCTGTTAAATTCTTTGAAGAATGGGTTGAAGATGTTAAGAAGTATTTCAATAAAAAGTAAATGGCTAATACATATAAAAGTTATTTTGTAGATTTAGCTACTACAAACAAAACTCTTATTTATACTGTACCTGCTAATACAACTGCACTAGTTAAAACAATTCAATTAACAAATGAATCTGGTAGCGTTAACGTTCAAGTTTATGTTACTGATACATCAGCAAGTGTTGAGTATGAAATAGCTCATATAACAATGGCAGCTAGATCTACTGATAACTTTGCATTTGGTACTATAGTTTTAGAAGCTGGTGATTTAATAAAGATTCAGGCAGCAACTGCTGATAGAGTTACTGGAGTAATATCAGTTTTACATGTTCAGTATTAATGGATGTTATTAGAATACCAAAAGAGAAAACAGAATCAGTTTGGATTTTAGTTAAAGAGTATATTAGAAATGCTTTAATATATTCTGGCAGTCATCACCATACTGACCACTATAAAGATTTAATAAAAGACGGTAAGTTACAACTTTGGATTATTTGGGATGATAAAAAACCTAATGTAGATGAACAATTTAATGGACTTGTTCTCTCACAAATCATACAAAGAAGCATTAAAAAAGTCTTACATTTGCCTATGGTTACAGGTAAGAATAGACAACAATGGCAAGATTTAATTGTAAAGATAGAAAATTTTGCTATAGATCAAGGATGCGATTGCATGGAATTAATTGCAAGACCAGGTTGGCAAAAGATTCTTGATAAACATAAGTACTATAGAACCCATGTAGTATTAGAAAAAAACTTAAAAACAGAGGAAAAATAATATGTCATTTTTAGGCGGCGGTGGCGGTGGATCAGGAACTACAGTTACATCAGTAAATCCTTATGCTCCAGCTCAACCAGCATTAAATCAAATTTTAGCAAACGCATCAACATTATATCAGCAAGGTGCAACATCTCCTTATGTTGCTCCAAGTGAACAAACATTAACTGGTTTAGGAATTCAAGAATCATTAGGTACTGCTGGCGCACAACAACTAGCAAGTACATTAGCTGGTAATTATCTTAATCCATTTTTATCTCCAATAATTCAGCAAGCTGGACAAGAAGCGTATGGAACAGTTGCTCAACAATTTTCTGGAGCAGGAAGAACTCCAGGTTCTCCTATGTCTCAACAACAAGTTGCAGATATTGTAGCACAAAAAGCTCTGCCTTATGCTTTCCAATCTTATGGTCAAGAAAGACAAAATCAATTAGGAGTTGCTCAAGCAGTTCCAAGTTTATTTACTACTGGTCAGCAATTAGAACAATTACAAAGACAATATCAACAAGCACCATTTCAAGCATTACAACAATATGCTGGTCTTGTTTCTCCAATAGCTTCAGGATTGCCTACACAAATTAGAGATACACAATCTCAATCTAATCCATTAACATTAGGATTAGGTGGAGCATTATTAGGATCACAATTTTTACCAAGTATATTTAGTGGATTATCACCAGGAGCTGGTGCTGCTTATGGTGGACTTGGTGCAGCAGGTTTAGGATTATTAGGATTAATATAATATGGGTGGTGTTGCAAATTTTGTAGGAGATACAATTAGTAGCGTTATTGATACAGTTACAGATCATCCTTTAGAAACTGCAGTTTTAATTGCAGCACCATATTTAGCAGGAGAATTATTAGCAGGAGAAGCTCTTGCAGGAGAAGCAGCGGCAGCAACATTTGGATCTTCAACAGCGGCAGAAATAGCAGCAGCAGAAGCAGCAAGCGCTGCACAATATACAGGCGGAACTGGTTTATCTCAAACATTATTTGGATCTACACCAGTATTAACTCCAGCAGCAATAGCAGAAGGCGCAGTCCCTGTTGCAACACAAGGAATATTAGGAGCAGGTGGTTCATTTAATCCTTTGGCAGGATATTTAGGAAACATAATTCCATCTACACCAACAGATTTTTTAACTTCATTTATTCCAAAAACACCTGGAGATATTGCAAAGACTTTAGGAACATCAGCTTTATTAAGCACAGCAGCTAATGCTTTAATTCCTAAGCCAGCAGTAGCAGGAGTTAATATGAATATTCCACAAAGTAATATTCCTCAGTATGGTACAGGTCAAACTATTTTTAATGCTTATAATTCTGCTAAACAAAGTGTTAATGATATTTTATATCCACAAGGATTATTAACAACTCAACCAAGAACAGCAGGCATTTACTCAAACTACTTACAACAACAAGGATTAATATAATGGACAGTCTAACAGAATTATTAAAAAAATATTACGGTTATGGTGCGAATGATGAACTTGGTTTAACTGAATCAACATCTTCAGATGGTGGATTAGGTTTAGACATGGGAGTACAAAATCAATCATTATTAGGTTCTGATAGAAGAACAAACAACACTTTAAGTTTAATGGGATTACTTGGTAGCCCAGAAGCATTAACAGGATTAGGTTTAATATCAGCTGGTTCTCAAGGTAAAAGAATTGGTGAATCTATATTACCAGCTTTTACTGAAGGATTAAAAGTATCTTCTGCTGTAACAGCAATGACTAAAGAACAAGAACAACAAAAAGCAATTAATGAGTTTGCTGATAAAGTTCCTGAACAATATAAACCATTATTTAAAGCGTTTCCAAAAGAAACAATGAAATTATTATTAACACCTAAAACACCAACTCTTAGTGGGGAAGCATTAAAAATTGCAGGTAAATTACAAGGTTTAACTGGCAAAGATTATGATATAGCTTTTAATAATTTATCTAGAGTTGAAAGAGATATATATAGCAGAGAAATTGGAAGTTTAAAACCAATTGATATGCTTCTTCAAAAAGCATATTCTGGAGATAAATCAGCAGTTGACTATTCTGCCGGAACAGCAAAAGGAACACCAGCTCCTGCAGCTAGTAAAGAAAAAGTTGAATTAGAAAAAGTTCTTAATGCTTATAGAAAAGCAAACCCATCTGAAAGTGATGACAGATTACTAGAAGCAATTAAAAAAAAGAAACCAGAACTATTTAAGGGTTAATTATGCCTTTAGAAATAATTGATCCATTTGAAAAAAATAATGAATCAATAAAAATAATAGATCCATTTGATGAAAAAAATCAATTAAAACCTGCTTATGGTTTAATTGGTGGAGTTAGTAATCTTTATCAAGAAATGGTTAATCCCAAAGAATCTAAATCTACTTTAGAAAAAAATAAAGCTATTATTCCTGGATCAAATGAACAGGAAATAATTGAACCAAAAATTATTGATCCTACTGAGTTTGAAGATTTAAATAAAACTGGTATGGGTCTTATTAGCTCAATGGCTAATATTTATAAAAGCATTGATAATAGTCCAGAAAAAAAAGATACTACAGCTTTTGCTATAACAACAAATCAATTAAAAGAAGTTTGGAAAGAAGAGCTTGGTATTAGTCAAGAAAATAGAGATTCTCTAAAATGGTTACTTGGAAATCCAGAACAATCATTAATTGCAAAATTCAATAATTATTTACTAGATATAGGAGCTATTAGTTTAGATACCATTGTAAGAACAACATCATCTGCAGGTATGCTTGCATCAGGAGTTGCCGGAGACACTCTTAATTTATTATATAAAATTACAGAACCTGCAATAGGAGAAGTGTCAAGCCAATTTTCTGGGGAAAGTTTATCTAGAGAACTAAACCTTATAATGATGGAAACTCTTGGTAGATTTTCTCCTGCGTTTAATAGCATAAAAGGCAAACCAAATGTTTTAAAAAGTGAAAGAACAGGAAAAGAAATTAATAATATTATAGAATACGCAAAAGAAAATCCACAACAAAGACAAGAAGTATTACAAAATTTTTCTAAAACAATTGAAGATCAAGTAAATAATATCAAACAAAATAATGATGTAGTTTTTGGAGATGCTTTTGAACCAGGAAATGTTGCTAAAAGAACAGAAATATTAAATGAAATAAAATCCAATAATGAAAAAATTAATAATAATCTTTTAGAACAAAAAATTGAATTACAAAAAACAACAACAGGTGATTACAGTCAAAAAACTATAGATAGTTTTACAGAAAAAGAGTTTAATAGAAAACCTGCTTTACCTGTTCATGTTGTTAAAAACATTGTTCAGTCATCTATTGAATTTGCTAAAGAAAATAATATTAGAATTCCAAAAGATAAATTAAATTCAGAATGGTTACAAGATTTATTTGTATCAAGAAAATATGATACAACAGATTTAGTAAGAAAAATTGCAGAAGATAATGGAATAAAAGGAGAGGATTTAAATACTTATATTTTTCCAAATATTAAAAAAAGCGCAAGCGAAACAGCAAAAGAATTAAGATCTTATAAAGATTTAAATGCTGTAAAAAATTTATTTAATGAAATAATAGATCCTAAAAATAAAATAGATTATTTGCCACCAGAGGAATTAGGATTTATAAGAAGAATGTCAAATGTTCAAAGAGCTGAAATGACAACTCAACTTGCAACATCTGTTCGTAACTACATCAGTACAGTTCCAGGAAGACAAGGGTTAGATGTTATATCTTCTGTTTTGGAATTGGGATTGCAAAAAGCTATTACCCCTTTTGTTGATCCAATACAATTACAGTTAAATAAAGTAAGCCCAGTAAGAAGACTTGAAGGAATGATTAATTCATTTAAACAATTATATCCACCACAATTTGCTAAAATGAAAGAAAGGGTAAATAAAATTTTAGATTTATTCCCTGAAGAAAGAACAAGATTAATTTTAAGTTATGCTTCTGATTTGTCTAATGCAAAGAATTTAAAAAAACCAATAAACATTTTAGATAAAATTGCAACTAAATCTGAGAACTTTGCTCTTTGGACAAATACAATAAATAGACTTCAAGAAGTTATAATTAGAAGAGCTATATTTGATTCAAAATTATCTGAGTTGGTTGATGCAAATAAAAAATATTATAACAATAAAACAATAGAACAATTAATTACTGATAATCAACTTAATACTTTAAGATTATCTGATATTAAATCAGCAGTTGATAAAGCATTAGATCTTAACTTTGCTAAAGAATTTATAAACAATAAAAGTAAATTTGATAATATTTCTTTAGGATTTATAAAAGCTGTAAATTCATTACCTTTTTTATTAACTGCAATTTTTCCTTTTCCAAGATTTATGATGAACGCTTTAAGAGCGCAATATGAATTAAGTCCATTTGGAGCAGCAACATATCTTTTTAGTAAGACTGCAAGAAAAGAATTTTTAAGAGGAGATACTTCTGTAGCAAGCAAAGCTATCATTGGTTCTGCATTACTTTATGGTGCATATCAATTTCGTAGTTCACAAAATGCAGGAGAGAAATGGTATGAAGCAAAAATTGGAAAATACAATTTTGATATAAGACCACTTAATCCTTTTGCGGCATATTTTTTTGTTGCTGATATAATTAAAAGATCAAAAGAAGGAACTTTAAGAGATTTAGATTTAACTGGATTTGCTTCTGTATTTTTAGGTATTAGAGGAACAACAGGAGTTTATATAGTTGATAATATAATTAAATTTTTTACAGATATTGATCCAAAAACTCCAAAAGAAGCGTTACTAGATCCTCTTAAAAGAGTTATTGCAGAAAGCATTGGAGCATTTGCAACTCCATTTAAAAATATAACTGACATTATGGCTTCATTTGATGAAGTAACAGGATTACAATTTAAAAATGTAAAAGATGTTTCTGGTAAAGAAACAGGAAGTCCATTTATTGATCCACTTTTAAAAAGGTTTTATCCAAAAGGATTACCTAATGTTACATCTCCAACTTCATATATTACTGATGTATCTGGAAATCCTATTGGTGCAGCTCCTATAAAAAATGAATACCCAATAGCTACACAATTATCAGGTTTAAAATTTGTTAATCCAAAAAACCCAGCTGAAAAAGAATTAGATAGATTAGGTTTCCAACCAAAAGATATATTTACTACAACTAAAATTCCAGAATTAGATACTGCTATTAAAAATAAATTATCTGTAGGAATTGGTTTTGGTTTGTCAACTTTTGTTGAAAGCCCAGAATATAAAAATTTTACTGATGCTCAAAAATCTTTAATAATAAAACAAGTTATGCAATCTATGAGAGAAAATATTAAATCAGAATTACAAAAAGAATCTAATCTTGCTCCTTATTGGGCATTATATGATTATAACAATTTTGATAAAGACACAATTAAAGTTATAAATGAATGGTATGGAAAAGATAAAATGGACTCTGTTTTTAAAGAAATAAAAAGACAACAAATAAAATGAAGTCCCAGTCTCAAAGAAACAACGAACAGATCCTAATATTAAACGGAAAGATTAAGCTAGTAGATCAAAAGATTGACTTATTAATGAATAACCACCTAAAACATATTGAAGATAAGATTAATACTATATATAAGGTGTTATGGTTAGTAGTAACACTAAGTATAGGGGCATTAGCCGATCTCATAGTAAGAGTGTTAAGCAATTAAGTAAAAGTGCAATAGGTGCTATATCAGAATATGAAGCTATTTGTTCTCTTGTCAAACAAGGATATATGGTTGCAAAGTCAATTGACCCACAATGTATCTTTGACTTGGTTGCAATTAAACCAAATGGTACAGTAAGACTCATAGATGTTAAAACAAAATCATACCGCAAAAAAAACAATCACAATATTCACAGATCCCCAAATGAAAAGCAGAAACAACTTGGCGTTGAACTAATGGTTATGGATCAAAAAAATATTTTAAAAGATTTAGAACATAATAAAAATTTAGTAAAAGAAAATAAACTTACAGTTGAACAAAACAAATATAAGAAAAATAGAAAAGAACAAAAATGTTACAAATCATTCAAAGATTTAGTTGATGTTTTTAACAACAAAGAGAAGATGGATAGCGTCAAGTAAGTGTATTAATTATCTATACAACGATATTCGTTGTGTCTTATTAAACAATTGTAAATGTAAAATGGATTACCAAGCAGTCAAAGATAGAATTAAAAAACATGAGGGTTTTAGAAATACTGTTTATTCAGATTCATTAGGTAAATCCACAATAGGTTATGGTCATTTATTAACTGAAGATGATGATTTTGAAGAAGGTATTCAATACGATAAATCTTTATTAGAAAATTTATTTGACAAAGACTTTAATAGATCTGCTTATAATGCAGAACAATTATTAGAAGGCATTGATATTTGTGATACTGCAAGAGAAATCATAGTAGAAATGGTATTCCAATTAGGTATTGGTGGTGTTTCTAAGTTTAAAAAAATGTTTGAAGCATTAAGAAAAAAAGACTATAATGAAGCAGCAAAACAAATGTTAGACTCTCAATGGAGAGTTCAAACGCCAAAGCGATGTGAGGAATTATCAGATCTCATGCGTTCTTGCGCATAACCACTAGATAAAAATATGTTACCCATGTTAGGTGCAATAGCGCCATTAGCAAAAATACTATTCAATACGATTGAAAAATCTGTACCGGATAAAGATTTACAAGAAAAATTAAAAGCTCAATTAAACGAACAGTTACTTAAATCTTCTACTGAAGAATTAAAAGCAGCTGCGTCTATTGTTGAAGCAGAAGCTAAAGCAGGTTGGTTCACAGCAAGTTGGAGACCATTGCTTATGTATGTTCTTATATTTGTTTTAGTATTCAATTATATCTTTGCACCAATAATTAAGATGTTAACAGGAGCTGTTGTAGGTTTTGATTTACCAGGCGATGTTTGGACATTATTACAGATTGGTCTTGGCGGATATGTAGTGGGGCGCAGCGGAGAAAGTATTGCTAAAAGTATAGCTAACAGACCACAAAGCAAAGAATGATAAATATATTTAAAAAGATAAATAACTTTTTAAAAGAATATATCACATTCCCACATGAACCCCTAAGATACAAAAGAGTTATAAGATTTAAAAAAGTAATTAAGAAAAAAGGTTATAAAAAATAAAATGAGAAAGAACATTATACCAACAACTATAGTTTTAATACTATGCTTAATCATTAGTGCATCATCTCAAACAACGACTCAGAACAATGCTTCTGGTAGTAATACTTCTATTACTGGTGGCTATACTAGTACCTCTAATTCAACGTTTCAATCAGGTTCTTCATCTAATTCTACTACAACAACTAATTCTACCTCTAACGCCTATTCAGGAGACACTAGAGTTGCAGCAACTGCATCTGCACCAGCAATGTCTGCCTTCTCACAAGACTTATGCGTTGTCGGATATAGTGGTGGAGTGTCAACATTCGGAGTAGGAATATCTGGTGGAAGTTATACTAGAGATGAGAACTGCGAAAGAATTAAACTAGCAAAAGTATTAAATGATCTTGGAATGAAAGTAGCTTCTGTTTCTATTCTTTGCCAAGACGCAAGAGTATTCCATGCAATGGAGAACTCAGGAACACCATGTCCATTTGAAGGTAAGATTGGAAGCGAAGCAACAGCGCAATGGTTGAAGTATGATAAGTTAAGACCAGATTATAATTTATATGTTGAAAAATTAAGAATTATTGAAGAAACAAAAAAGCAGGAGTCTTTACCTGAAAAAAAGTAATTGAAGATATAGACGCTTGGTACGAAGCAAAAGAAAATTCATGGTTATATTTTATACCTTTATTATTTGGCTTATTACTTCTGTAGTTTCATTCTCTCAAACAACAACAACTACAAACTTAACACCTAAAGTATTTACAACAACTAATGGTTGGAGTGGAACTAACTTATATTCTACTCATGGTAACGAAACTATTGCCGGTGTTAGTGGAAAGTCTATTCAAAATACAATCTCATTAACAAACGTAGGTTTATCTAAAGCACAAATTAATGAAGGATTTACTTCTAATCAAGGTGTTGATGTTTGGTATTGGTCTGGCAATCAAAATCAAAATGTTACTATGACGCAAATAATAACAGATGATAATGGCGGAGTAACAACACAGAATAAAATTATACCTTATACTTCAAGTTATTTTAATACATATACAAACACAGCTATCGTAGATAAAAATACACAAGCAAATTATAATATAACAAGTAAGTTTTCTTTTTACGAATCTACCAATTCTCCATATCATTATGCTGCTGATTTAAAGAATCCAACTTTATCTATTACTTATATAACTAATCCAACTCCACCTATTGTTATTGCTCCAATTGAAATTGTAACACCAATTATAGAACAAGTTAAAATTACAGAACCTGTCGTTGTTGCAATTATTGAAGCTCCAGTAATAGAATCTCCTATTATCGTTCAGCAATCTTCTGAACCAACAAAGGTAAATGAAACAATTCAGTTAACGCAACCATTACAAGAACAACCAAAACAATCCACAGAACAACCTAAAGAAGTTAATAAAGAACAAGGCGTAACTAAAGAAGGAACAATACAAGAACAAAAATCTACAAAAGAAGAGTTACCCACAGCTAAAGAAAATACTACTGTTTCTACTTCAGAAGATAAGTCTGTTAAGACTTCAGTAAGCGAAGAAAAACCTTCTGTAACAAGTACACAACAGGAAGTAAAAACAAAATTAACAGACAATAAAATAGGAACGGAAGTAAAAATAGCAGAAGTAAAAGTGAAATCAGTACAAGAGATAAAAATTGACGCATTAAAAGTTAATCAACCTAGTTTAAGTGCGTATGAATCTAAACCTTTTTATCAGCAAAGACAAATGGTAGGTGTTCCTAATCCTAATTTCTTTATGCAATTACAATTAGAACAAAAACCTATATATGTTAATGTTAATCTAAACGATTACATAAACAAAGATCCATTGGTTGCTAGACAAAATATGTTAAAACAAATACAAGATGAACAGGATGATATTATTATCCAATTAGAACAATTAAGAAAAACAAAAGGTTAATATGATAGGAAAAATTAAAGATAATTTAAAAGAGATTATAGCAACTGTAGCAATCATTGGTGCTATTGGTGGTGGCTTTATTAAGTATGGAGAAATCATGTCAAAGATTGATAGCATTGATCCTGCTAAAGCTGGTCAGATTAAACAAGACTTAGCCATTGCACAAAAAGAAATTGAATTATTAAAAGTTCAAATGAAAGAACTTAGAGCAAGTTCATCTAATCCATTAGCAAGATAATGGTTGTCTATAGAGGAGAAAGATTCTCCGGATATAACAAACAGAAGAGAACTCCAGGCGAAAGAAAGAAGTTTGCTGTTCTAGCAAAGAAGGGTAACCAAGTTAAGATAGTTAGATATGGTGATCCTGAGATGAAGATTAAAAAATTTATAGCTGCAAGACGTAAGTCTTTTAGAGCTAGACATAATTGCGATACTGCTAAAGATAAATTTACAGCTAGATATTGGTCTTGCAAAAATTGGTAAATGGCTAAGAAAAAATTTAGACTTCAGCATGTAGGGTTTTGTAAATCTTGCGCTGTTGAAATTATTAATACAGATTCATTTGTTATCTACGCAGATAGAAACTGTCAGCATGTAAGCTGTATGGAGAAAGAATATAACGATGGCGTTTCTAAACCACAACATCCCAGTTTGGAAAGCAAAGATCAGACTAGAGTTTCTATATAATAAAGAAAAACATATAGGAGAAGAAGAGGATTGTTTAATCCATTCTATTACTACATTAGAAGGTAGAACTCCTTTATTTAATATCTTGCTGCCTAATGGCGCTAACTATGCAAGACTTCCTATACATGCTTTCTTTTCAGACAAGTATAATAGAAGTGAAGTAAAAGATTTGCAGTTAAAAGATTTGGCTTATTGGGATTGCTTATCTTATTATGCTGGTATCATTGAATACAATGCACTAGCCACTTCTCAATGTAAGTTTATAGATAGAGATAATAAAATGCACAAAGCTAATTATCAATTCAGTATTGATTATGCTCAACCTGATATGACATTATTAAATGTTACATATTCAGAAGTATCTCAAGAACATAAACACCACCATATATTAGAGATTAATAATACTGATGAATGGCAAGGTAATTATGCGTTAATGCCTAACAACAGAATACTATTTAATTTACCTAACTTTACTGTTAAGGATGGAATACCAGATTACAAAGTTAATTTGGATTATCCAAGTGTTGAGACTGACAGTTGGAAAACAAGTAATGATGATAGTCAATTTTATAAAACAAAGGAGTAACTATGCCACTAAGTAAAAAAGGTGAAAAGATAATGAAGGCAATGAAAAAAGAATATGGCGCTAAGAAAGGCAAGTCAATATTCTATGCTTCGTTTAATAAAGGAATAATTAAAGGCGTTAAAAAATAATTTAATATAGGGAGTCTCAACGAAAAACTCCCTATACTTCTACGCTAGATAAAAACAAATATAGACACTTTCAAAATTGACATAGTCAATATTCATTTGGCAGTCTATTTCTCCAATTGAATTCATTAATAATTAAATTTTTTTATACAATACTTTTAGCACTCTGCGTTTCTTCTTACTATCGTAATATCCATAGTAACCTGTTATCTCTTTCTTTTTAGTCATGTCTCTCTCCTTAGTTGTTTTACAACCTACAGTACGCATACAAATTGCTAGATGTTAACTAGCTATATCTTCAAACTCAAGACCCTTCATACCAAGTTCGTATGCAGCTTTCCTTTTCTTCTCTGCAACTTTCAGCGCTTCTTCCTCTAACTTTTTTTCTTTTTCAAGTAGAGTATAATAACGCTTCTCTATCTTAACTTGTTGTTTAGGATCGTTTTCTCTATCCATTCTTTTCTTTTTCTTTTACTTGTTTAATACTAGATCTTAAAAAGCGTATGTTCGTAATGTCCATGCTTTTTAATTCACTAGGTTTTTCTGACTTTGCAGCTTTTTCCACATCATCAAAAATCTCTTTAAACTTTGCATTGAATTCGTAAAAATATGTTTTTTCAAATTTCATTTACCGGATATATTTCATTAACCTTCAAAGAAGTTATCTTTGTTAGTTGTTGATGACTTAACTTAATCTTTCTTTGAGGGTATCTTACATCCTTAGATAATAGATTAGCTCTAGCCAAATCATTTACGATTGCATTGGATCTACTTCTAGTAAAGCCAAAGCGATTGCCAATCTCTATTAAAGTGGGAGAATAATTTTTCTCTTTAACAAAGTTAGCTATGTAGTTTAATACATCCGCCTTGACTTTACTTAAGAAGATATAGTCTTTGCCATTCTTTTTATTCATTTTTTATCCTTTGGAAATAAACTATGAACGTTAGAATGTTTATAAGAATCATTACCTGATTTCTTAATAGACTCTAATTCTAATAATAATTGATCCATAAACCATTTGCATTTCTTGGCATCTTCAATTGACTTCTCTAATGTAAGTCCATTCTTTGTACCGAAACGCATAATGTATTTCATTATAGAAGCTCTAAGATAACCAATCATTTCTACCTCAGTTAACTGAGAGCAGATAGCATGAATAGTCTCTATAGATTTATTCTTATAATGTTCTGGATTAATATTATCGCTCATAAATTAAAACGGCATCTTATCTTTTGTTGACTCTTTAAACGGATTCACTTTAATAGAAATGTCCGGTGCTTTCTCATTCTTCTTAGCTGTATTAATCCAACCAGAGATAGACCATTTTTTTCCTTCAATCATTCCGCTGCCTGTGTATTGAGGGTCTTGCTTACCTTCTCTACGCTTTGCATTTTTCCATAGAGAAAGTGTATTATCATATTTGTTATCTGCCATTGTTACTCCTTGTTCTAACTGTTTGTTCTGCTTTTTTTCTAGCTTGTAGTATTGCATTGTAGAAGTCTTGATCTTCAACTTGCATAAAACCTAGCTTCTCAGAATACTGCGACCAAATTTGTTGCAAGTTTTTTTCTAATATTCCAGGTGTTGTTGAAAATTTTTCTGCATCTTGTATCTTAGTAATTATGTCGTCTCTTGATTCATCTGTAGATTGAGACTTAGATTGGACATAAGTGTTACTAAAATTTTGTATTGGATTTGATTTAACAAAATCATTCATCTCTTCAAATGTTGCTAGTTCTGATCCAGCAAATCCTGATATACCTAAAGCTCTACCAATAGATACTGATTCTATCTTCTCAAATTCTTTATCTTTTTTTACTGTTTGTTTAGAGTGTCCAGTTCCAATTAACTTTCCATCTATAAATATTTCTGTTTGAAACATTGCCAGACCATCAGGGTATGACGTTGTTGTTTTAACGCATAGTCTTTCACCAAACTTCTGTCTTACAAAGTTTAGTCTATCAACTACTTTAAGATATTTCCTACCTTGAATATTAATGAAACTGTCTTTAGTGTTTTCAGTAAATTCCTTGATAGCGTCTATCAGGTTTATGTTCTCCATCTTTTCTCCTTTGTTATTGTTATTCGTTTTCATATCCCAAATAAGTGTCTAATAGTTTCAACTGCAACCAATGCAAGCATAGCTATAATAAACATTTCAAATCTATCGTTTCTCATTTTTATAATAATTTAAAAATCTAGTTATATATTCTTCAGGTACATCATTCCAAAAGAAGTCTTGCTTTTTTCTTATGTCTGAAAAATCTGGTTTAATAAGTCTAGCTAAAGCATAAGGATCTCCATTGGCTAACTTTAATTTCTGTTCCCATATTTGTTGATACATAACCAACTCATCTAAATAATGTTTTAAGTTTTCAGGTTTTAAATCATCACAATTATTTTCGCTAAATACTTTATGTTCAAAGTGATTAGAATAAATAAGAACAGGTTTCTTACCACCTGTTGCGTATGAGTAAGCTGCCATTTGCATACAATCGCTATGGAAGGGTTGTTGTGGTACTGCTCTCTTAGTATATGAATAACCTTTTTTAGTTTTAATGACTGAACCAAATATATTTTTTAAATCTACAATGTAATCTTGCCCCTCTAAATCTATAAACATTTTAAAGTAAGTTCCTATTCCATCTATCCAAGTTGCATACTCAGTTTCAAAATTCCAATCTTGTTTTGGCAGACTCTCTATTGCTGTTTGAAATTGCTTTAATGTTAATTTAAAATTCTTAGCCATGTAATATCTTTTGGCTTTATCTTTTTCGTCTATTGGTTTTTCTGCTTTTAATGATTTGAATAATGATTTCTCTTTATTAAAGATAACATCTTTTAATGTTTCCTTTTTGCAAAGAATTTTTTGTACTGCGTTATGAACAATGTTTCCCATAGTAAAGTGAGAACGCTTAGGCATGTTCATTCTTTCTTGTGGAGTAAGAACTATATAGTTAAAAAATCTTTTATCTTCTGGTAATTTATTTTGTGAGACACTAGCGTATTCTAAACCAAATGCTTTATAAGCTGGATCAGTAATTCTAAGATCGTTCATGTTCCGAATCAGTATTACTATTTACACTTCATTGCAATACTATAATCAATTAATTTATACACAACAAATAAGATATATAATTCAATAGCATATAATTATATATAAAACCTATAGTTGTTTGTGTTGATAAATTATTGACAGTCAAAACAAATAGAATTAATAAAACGAATCACAATGATTCAAATTAAATTAGACGAATACGAAATACTTGCGGCTGGTTACACAGCATTGCTGCGCATTACTGAAAGCATGAGACAGAATATTAATTGGGGTCATGGTTACAAAGGTAGCTTTGGCGATAAGGTTGCAAAGTCTATGTCAGGTACACTTGCTGAACTTGCTGTAGCAAAAGTTTTAAAAGTACATTTTAATTATCATGTTAATAATTTTAGGGGTGCTGATTTATATTTTAATAATCAAAGAGTTCAGGTTCGTTGCCAGACACCTAAGAATGAAAACTTCTTAATCATAAGACAAGATAGTTCTGCAAATGAAACATACATATTAGTCATTGATCGTTGTCCAATATTTGAGGTGGTTGGTTATGTTAACTCAAGC